CCTCCATACTCTCTCTTAGGAGTGCCTATGCTGAAATTTCTAGAGTCCGTTTTAGCGGTCGTCGTTTGTATGTTACTCGTGCTTATTGCACGGGTTTCATTCTTCGACGGCGCTAATGCCAAGACTAAAGAAACGCCAACTAAGGCTATCGACGAACCAGTATCTCTTAGTTCAGCGAGTCATCGCTGGCTGGAGTACGGGTACCGTCCCTTCGATATGCAGCCGAGTCAGTTCGTTAGTGATACTGACTACAACGTATCGAGGGTCCTATGAGAGATGTAGTAAAGGGGATTGTCTATTCACTTACCGAGTTGCTCTTTGGAGCAATCAAGGCCTATACTGCGAACCGTCGCTATGCCTCGCGGCTAGCGAAATATCGTCGTAGGAAGCCCGGTGTGTCTAAATGAAGAGGCGGGTTGATGAAATCCCGCAATGTGAGTTTAGCTGGAGTTCGTACATTACTGAATACGGGGACTCCGACAGTCTACCAACAGGTGGAGCGTATGCGAGAGATCTTCACAGTGAACACGGACGTTACGACGGGAAACCGTATAACGCCCAATGCTCACTGGTTTACGAAGACTCTCAACTACTATCCATCTGGTAGAAAATATGTCGGCGAAACCGTATCTGGTAAAACGACTGAAAGCGAAACCGTAGGTCCCCAAGCAATTACTTTACCCACCACCCGAAGCTACGAAGATTACACGACTATTGCCTATAATAAGGCATTGAACCGGTATTACGAGCAGCTTCGGGGTCAGCTTGATCTGAGTGTCGCCATTGGCGAATCAGGCCAAACTGTTAAGATGTTTAAAGCGGTTGCCAAGGTCTCTTCATATTTACGGTCCTTTCGACCTAGTGAAATAGGGAATAAATGGCTAGAATATCAATACGGTTGGAAGCCGCTCTTGAGCGACGTCTTTGCCGTGGCTGATAAATTAGTCGCTAAACCTACTTCACCTGATCGAATCATCAAAGGACGAGCTACTGAGGTTTATTATGACACGCTAGTGGAGGAACAGAAAGCTGCTGCTGAAACCGGATCTCGTAAGAGGTACCGGTCAGTAACAGCCTCTTTCCGCCACGAATTCGTGGGACATTATAAATTCTCAGACTCATTGCTCACAAAACTGGCAGGATGGTCGAGTTTGAATCCGATCTCCATTGCCTGGGAGCTAACTCCGTATAGCTTCGTTGCCGATTGGTTTATCGACATTGGCAGCTATTTGCGAGCAACCGAGAGCGCCCTGCTTTATCAGCAGGCGTTTAGGTCGGGCACCAGTACTTCAACGTATTATAGGTTGTTTGAAACCGAACAATCAGGAGTTTCACAACTCTTGTCAAACGGTAAACTGACAACGACCATAGACGATTGTAAGGCTGTTTCTCGCCAGATAGGGAAGAATCGGTCTGTTTTGACCGGCTCTCCTTATCCTCGACTTCCCTCATTTCGAGCTGATTTGGGAAGCTCTCGGCTCTTCAGCGCAGCAGCACTTCTGTCGCAGTTTGTTGGTAAGAAACCCTTAAACCCTAGGTTTTAAGGTGGGTCTTCCTTCAAGCTGGTGAAGACGAAGCTCTGATAAAGCTTTGACAGTAAACTGCCGGTAGGCTTGAATGACTGGGATTTCCTCAGTTCACTAGCCACTCTTCTAAGGGTCTTTAATGCCTGCTATTGCAAACATTGTCCTGAACGATGCTCAAGCAACTCCGGTTGCTCACACGTTCGTCCCCGCTTCCTTCGATCCTAAATCTGGTACTTGGTGGTTTGAGGACCAATCCGGTTCGGCCAGCATTGCGTTTAACCGCATTTCTGTCCAATTGGTTAAGCCTCTTCCGCCTGCCCCAGGTGAAGCTTCGACAGGTCGAATGAATCGTATCAAGATTGCGATTCACACTCCGAAGGCAGAGACACTTGGTACCAACGATGCTGGGATTACCCCAGCACCGACGGTATCGTATATCTGCCGTTGCAACATAGAGTTTATGTTCCCGGAACGTGGATTGCTCCAAGATCGGAAAGACGTTCGTAAGTATGCTCAATTTATTCTCGCTGACAGTAATGTCACGAGTGTGGTTGAGACCCTTATTAACTACTTCTGATCCTGGTCGACGGTAGTCAGTCCGTCGTCTTGGGTCCTTCGCGTGTTTCCACAAGGAGGATTGATATGCATCAGACCGGTTTTAACCAGTCTTGTGAAGCTGATGTTTTCTCAGCTTTGTGCATACATATAGATTCACCCATATCACTGGGAGCTTATCTTCGTTTTAAGTATGCTCAACTTGAGCTTGCTAAAATGTCGATAGATCCCTTATGGTATTGTGATGTTTCTAGTTTCAAAGATGACTATATGATCGTCAGTTTCCTGTCTAAATGGACAGGGCTGAAGACCGGGTTAGATTTGAAGCAAGAGGCACTTCAGAAATTCAAAACTTCTGAAGATCACTGTCTTAGGACTAATGCGAGGCTTCGCAAAGCGAGATATTCTGGACATAGTCCAGAGCTGGCGTCTATATTTTATAGCGCTCAGCGAAAGATATCTCGCCTCTTGGGGCCCTGCAGCATCTTTAAGATAGAGTCTCACTTCGGGTGGGGTCCTGGAGCTACTTTCGAGTTCCCTCGGAAGCAAGCACAGTTAGACCGAAAGGTCGCAGAACTCCCAATCACCGTTACCAGAGAAGCACTTCCTCTCATGAGGAATGCCATCGAGAACGATCTTCATTGGTCGTATGTAGTTCTAGGGCAGTTTCCTTCTGGAAGCTACTCATTGCTATCTCACAACTTCCAAGTTGTGGACGGCTGTAGAATTACCACGGTGCCTAAAAACGCAAAAACCGATCGCGTTATAGCTATCGAACCTAGAGGGAACATGTTCCTTCAGAAAGGTTGCGGTGGCTATTTTAGGTCACGGTTGAAGACCGTGGGTATCGACCTGGATGACCAGACCTTAAATCAGCAGGCGGCCCGTAGGGCTTATACTGAAAGGTTAGCTACCCTCGACATGAAGGCAGCTAGTGATACCGTTGCTACTGAGCTCGTTTATGAGCTCTTTCCAGTTGACTGGGCGATCCTTTTGGATACCCTCCGCTCAAAGAAAGCAAAACTTTCTGAGGGTTGGATCAAATTGAACAAATTCTCCAGTATGGGGAACGGGTTCACATTTGAAGTCGAATCTCTTATCTTTTGGGCGCTTACTGAAGCCGCCCAAGAGTTCAAAGAGATTAAAGGGAGAGTCTTCATCTATGGTGATGATATTATCTGCGACCAAATGGCTGCAGAGTGTGTCATCAGCACGCTCATCGAAGCTGGGTTCGAGGTGAACGACGATAAATCGTACACTTCGGGTCGTTTCTTTGAGTCGTGTGGTGAACATTTCTTCGACGGAGAGAATGTCACCCCAGCTTACCACAAGGAGATCGTTAACGATGACGTGTCGTTGTTCCGTCTTGCTAACCGAGTAAGTCGCCTCGCTTTTCGGATGGGTCGTAAGACCCATCACGATAGACGGTTGCGACCCGCTTGGATGGCATGTAAGCGTCGCATAAAGAAAGTACGTTACCAAATTCCCTTCGGGGATGATGGTGATGATGCTCTCTTGTGCGTCGCTAGGGACTTCGATTTTCGTCATCGTAAAATTGATCCTTCACACGGTATTCAGTGTGATGTCTTCAGTGTGGTAGGTGATGATCTTCCAGCAATGGAAGAAGCCCTCTTAGCATGGACCCTGCGTCGAGATCAAAAGGTGGTAACACCCGATGATTATCGGCAGGTGAATATTAAGGCTCAAGTTCCTTACCTGGGCAACATTAATATTCCAAGGGTTGGGACGTACCGTACGTCCAAACGCTGGGTCATTCCCAGCGGGGAGTTCTCTTCTATCTGGCAATAGGATAGAAGTGGAGGAGGACGCGAGTCTTCTATAAATGGGATATAAAGC